GACAGTCTGCTTGAACCTTGGCATTCGTTCCTCCTTCAGCTGAGAGCGGGGGTTTGTCCCATTTCAGACGTCTCCCCCGCTCTCACCTAGTCGCCGGTTACTCGTCGAACTCCGGATGCGACTCGGCAGCTGCTGCCAGCCGAGCCTCCAGAGCCTTCGTGACACCCGCGCGCGGATCACTCTCCGACGCGATGCCCTCAGCGTCCAGCACCTTATTGATGCTGTCCACGTTGTTCGGGTCCGCCAGGTCGACTGTCTGGGGGACGGTGAGCTTCTGCTCCTTGATGAGATCCGCAACCTGCTCGGAACTCATGTCGCTGATGTCAGCGGGAGCACCGCTCTCGTCTGCCAACGGCTGCACGACAGCCTCAGCAGCAGCACGACGAGCCTGTACCAGAGCCGGAGCGTCCGGTCCCCGATACGAGCCGTCCTCGATCGCCTTGCGCTCGTCGTCGGAGAAGAAAGCGCCGAGCTCTTCCCCGCGAGCGAGATCGTATGGGCGAGTGATGTCGTGCACCTCGCCCAACCATGCCGTCTCTTCCTTCAGCAGTGTCTCCGGCTGATCGCCGCCATCGTGGAACAGCGGATTGTCGATCACCTTGCCGTAGGAGAACTGGAGGAAGCGGATCATCTTCTTTGCCATGTCTGCTCGCCTCCTTCCTACGTCAGTCCGGTGAACTTGAGGACGGCGAACGGGTTGTTGCCGAACATCAGAGGGCGCACAGAACTCTGCACCCACGTCTGTTCCTTCCCGTTCGGATCGCGCCAAGTCTCGACACCGATGGGCTTCTCGACCCGCATCTCGCCGACCTGACCTTCCGCCACGGAGTAGGCAGTGCCTGCCGCAACACGGTTGGTGACGAAGATGCTGATCCCGAACGAAGAGAGCAACGCGCCGAGCTTGTCGCCGTAGATGCCCTCCAGGTTGTAGACCTCCGCCGGATTCATGATCCAGAGGTTGTAGTCGACCCCCATCTCCTCCGTCTCCGACTGAAGGTCGGCCTTGGCGAAGTCCCGCGCGGGGTATGCAGTCCAGTTGGAACCACCCGCGCCGGTCAGGGTGTTGGTTGATCCCCAGCTGACGCCGGCAATCGTCCTCGAGTTCGCGGTGATCAGCGACTCCAGGATCTGCACGCCGCGCTGGTTGATCTTTCGGATGATCGTGTTCGCCAGCTGACGCATGGCGTTCGTGAACTGCGACGTGTTGTTGCGGTCGCGAGCCTCGTCCGTGAAGAAGAACTTGCCTCCCCACTTCTCGACCTGCGCCGCCGCCGGTGCGGGACGGCTGAACGTGACGATCGGGAACTCAGTCCCCGGCTCGACACGCTGAACGTCACGATCGGCAAACGCCTGGTTGGCTGCCGCGATGTCGTACACGACAGCGCCACCGGTCACACCACCGGCCGAACGGAACACACGGTCCACGAAGAACCGCAGTCTCGTCAGGTCGATGACCATCGGCAGGAGAACCCGCGTGGGGTTCGCCAGCGCAAGGTCGATACGAAACTCTGTACCGACGATGGTCGGAGCCGCTAGCGGATACACAACTGCACCGCCAAACGCTGCAGCGCCAACATCCGCAGCCTGCCCAGGCTCGAACCGAGCCGCCGAGAAGGAACCGGCGGAGCGGAGGCCCATCTTGTCGAGCTCCATGCGAAGCAGTTCCGGGTCTGCCTTTCCCGCGCCGACGATCTGCGCGAGAGTCGGCAGCTCGATCTGAACTGCGTCGCCGTGGTACTCTTTGAGCATCTGTCTTTCCTCCTTTCCGGTTCCTATGCCGCCGGGGTCGCGTAGAGCTCGACCACGACGTCCAGGTCTGTACCGGCGACCGTGCTGTGTGCGACGCCGATCTTGCGTCCTGCCGCGAACGGGACGACTTTCCCCGCTGCGTCCACCTGAAGCTCCTGACCGGCTGTGACAGCCGCGCCCGAAGTCAGAGGGAGGATTGTGCCGGCACCACGAATGATGCCCGCTTTCGCGCCTGCCGCCACGTCCCACATGACGACGCCGCCGACCTGACCACCGGCTGCGGGGAGACCTGCAGTGCGCAGATTTCCGCCGTCACCGGCTGCGAGAGGATCGGCTGCAAGGCCCAGAGGACCTGACTGGTATGTGGTCAGAGGACCGCAGAACCGCTTGCCGAACAACGCCGCATCTGCGTGGACCGTCATCTTCTGCGTGTACGCAGCCTCTTCGACCGGGATGCACTCATTGACCGGCATTTAGTTCCCCTCCTCCCTCATGATCTGCGGCACTGCCCCGCCGTTCGCGATGGCAGCCTGCCGCTCTTCACGAGTCCTGGTCTCCGGAAACAGACTGTGCGTCCATCCCTTGACCAGAGCCTCCTGTCCCGAAGCGAGAACTTCCTCGCTCGTCTGGTTGCTGCCCCGCTCGTCCAAGGGCACGAGGCCCGGAGCGAGAGAGGCGAGCACAGCCGAATTGCCCTCGAAGTCAGCCTCGAGAGCAGTCAGCCAGTGGTCCTTGCGCGCGGGAGGGATACGACCATCACCGATGGCCGCCGCCACGATCCCCTCTCGTGTCTGCTTGGCGTTCGACTGCTCGAGACGGAGGCCAGCCTGCGCCCCTGCCTTGAGTTCGTCGAACGTCTGCCGGTCGAGCTTGACCACGTTGTCTTCTTCCGGCTTCTGCTCCTCGCCTGCGGCCGAAGCCGTGACGGTTGCAGTGATCGGTCCATCGGGGTTTTCCGCCCCGACCTTCGCGGCCTGAGCATGCTCCTCGGCCGTGTTGGTGCCGACGCCTGTGACGCCACCCTGGACCTGATTGGTCTGGGTATGAGTTGCGGCACCTTCTTCGGCAGAAGCTTCCGCAAGCTGGAGGCCAGCAGCCTCATTCAACTTGCGAATCTCCTCTTGAACCTGCTCGTCGGTGGCGTCCTCGGGCAGGCCCAGCCGTTCGCGGATCACTTTGGGATCCATGCCACCTCCTGTTACATCTGGGCTGGACTCAGCCCGACTGTCGTACGAGGCCAGGACCTTTCGGCCCGCAGCCAGGGCAGCAGCAACGTGGGACGCAGCTGCTTTCTTCGCCTCGTTGGGAACGTAGTCGATGCGTACGCTCTCCGCTTCGCCGAAGCTGATGACGCCCTCCTCATCAGACTCGAATGGGATCAGGTACAGATCCCCGCTCTCGTCGTCTTCGCAGACGAGTTGATTCGGATCGGTCAAGACCTGACGGATCCACCACCACCGAGCACCGTTGTCCGCGCTCGGAACGTACTCGCTGTAGAAGGCTCGGCGTACTTTGTCCAGGTCGGCCGACGCCTCTACCTTGCGCCGTCGGAATTTCGTAGGATCACCCCCTGGTTGACTTGCGGCAACAAGGTCCGGGTCTACCTCCACGGCATCTGGAATCGTGTCTCCGTACATCTGAGGCAGATCTTCCAGCTGCGTGATGCCCGGCCATTGCACACCGAGCAGTGAACAAGCGGACAAGACAAAGCTCCACTCCTTGCCCGCGAAGCTCTCGACTTCCCAGAATCCTTCCACACTCCTGCTGGGGAAGGCTGCAGGGAGAATATCGGCGAGCCACTTTGGCACACCCACATAGTCCGCATACACGACAGTGTGGTTGTCGTTCATCCGGAGATTTCTCGCGGAACCGAACGAGGGTGTCGCATCGTACTCTGGACCGTTGAACCGTGGGTCAATGTGCCCGAGCTTGAGTCGCGGCGAAGGGATGCTCGGATCCTCGAGCGCCGCACTGACCGCGTCCTCCAGGTTCTGAGGGGTGAACGTGGTCGGCCCAGTGCTGAGTTGGTACTCAACACCGGCCTCGAGGATCGGTACGTTCGGAACGGTCACCAACGATGGCGCTGTGGCCATGACGTCAGGCGTACCGAACATTGGGTCCCGCTCCCAGTCGTACAGGCCGAGGCTAGCCTGGGTGGGAGCGGGGACGGGCTTCGAGGAGGAGGGAGCACCTTGCCCCTTACCCGCCCCCTGCTGTGACTGCTTGTCTGCTTGCGCCGGATCCTCAACGACAGGCTCCGGGCGTGGCGTCGTTCTCTTGGGCAGTCGGTACTTGTAGCGAATTGCGTTCTCGAGCTCTTCGTCAACCATGATGACTCCCTTGTCTCCCACGTGATCTGCGGCACCAGGTCCTCGTCAGCGTAGTTCCAGTCAACCCAGTCCTCGATGACGTGCTCGGTCATGATGTCGCAGTACCACTGAACAATGGCGCGCTGTCCAACAATGAAGAAGTCCTCGAAAGTCTCACCCAACGCATAACTGCCGACATGCTGGCCGCTCTGCGCGAGGTTCATCAGCTGAAGCAAGAAGCGACGTGCCATTGCCTCGTCTCGTGAGTGGATCGACTTGTCCACATCACTGCCCGTCCCTCGGGCGATGTTGAGCTTAGCGCCAAACGGCACTGCGCCGCCGGCACTCTCACCGATGCGGAACTTGCGAGCCATCTGGTCAAGCTCTTCGATCTCACCCTGCGTTGCTCCGGGAGGACCCTCGATGTACGGCACGCCACCAGCACGCTCGTGATTGATGGCATCTACGCGAACCAGCCTGTCCTTGATCAACCAGTCCTTGTAGCAGTCGCGGAACATGGAGCGTCCGACCCAGTTCGGTCCCTCCTGCTGAAAGATGAATGCAGCCAGCCGATCAACCGGTACCTCCGGGGGAGGCTTGTTGAAGTCTGATGCAGCCGTCCGATATTGCTGGATGCTGACCAGGCCGCCATCGGGAGCGACGTTGATGTTCTCGATGGAATGCGGCATACGAGGGGCTAGCTTTCGCAGACGCCAGACCCCGTCCTGGATCGTCCCCAACTGCTCGAAGTACATGTGTCCGTACATCAGGGCCATCAACGCCTGACCAACGTGCTTGTGATGCGTGAACCTGTTCTTCATGCGCCGACGAGGCTGA